CCTTAACAGATAAAGATATTGTAACCTTGGTGAGTGAATGGAAGATTAATAATGTTAGTACAATGTTTAAGTCTAGTTCAGCGTCTATTCAAGCCGGGGTTAAATCTCGTTATCAATCCGAAAAACAAGTTTTACTGAGTTTAATTAAATAATGGATCCACTAATTACAAAACAAATTCAAGGTGTACTTGAGAACAATATCTTTAACAAGATTATTGCGCTCAATCTTAACATACCTAGCCCTATCTTACGGTCTATAATTTCAAGAGTAGCAGAAGTTGAAGCGGTAGATATTGTAAAGCAAGTCACACAGACGTCTAATAAACAACTTACAGATATTCCAAAAAATATTATTGGTTCTGTGAACCCTGTAAATATTACGAACGAAAATAATGGACCAACACAGATCAGTAATAATATTGATGATATAATTCAACAACAATTATTAGCTCAGACTACTGATAAGCTTGTAACTAAAATACAATCGCAATTAAGATTAGCCTTACCTACGGATAAGCTGGGTATCATTAACTTTGATTCCTTGGCTGCCTCATTAGTACAGGGTATCACACCTACTGTCGGTAAATCAATTTCAGCGGCTGTTAGCAGCTTTGCTGATTCTATTTTCAGCAAAGGTCAAATACCTACGGTAACTACTAATAAAATAGAATCTCTGTATAGTACACTATCACCTGAAGAAGCTTTAACTAAAACAGATGAATTGTTTATATCAAGTGCTGCAGATAGCGCATTGGCAGAAGCTAAAAACTTTAATATTAATTCAACAGAAAACGCTGAAAAACTAGAAGCTTTAAATAAGGGGTTTACAGACCCTAATGCTAATTACCCTACTAAGGAGTATGCTGGTATTTCTGAGACTAATAAACTTGCGCAGGGTGATGCAAGAGGTACGATCGTTCAAGATAAAAATAAAAATCGAATGAAGGGTGCAAAGTTACCGGGCGGTGAAGCCTGGGACGAACCTGAATCAGCTTTTCGTGGAGCATACCCGTACAATAAAGTAACACAAACAGAATCCGGGCATATTATTGAAGTAGATGATACACCGGGATCCGAACGCCTTCATATCTACCATAGATCTGGTACGTATGTCGAAATCGACTCTAATGGTTCTATGGTGAAGAGAACTAAAGGTTCATCATATGAGATTATTGACCGTAACGGTAAAATATCTATCGCCGGTCGTGCGGATATTTCTGTTAACGGTGCTTGTAATATCTTCGTCGGTAATGATGCAAATATCGAAGTCGAAGGTGATGTAAATCTAACATGTCACAACGATATTACAGCCCAGGCCGGTGGTACATTAAATCTATCTGCAGCTGAGACAATGAACATTACCAGCCCCAATATTAACATTCAAGCCTATCAGGTCATGAATTTAAAGTCTAATGTTGATATGAGACTGTTTTCAGAAGAAATGCATTTTAAAGCTAACGTTGATTTATATGCATCCGCAACAACTCTTTATCAGAATACCAATGCTAGTTATCACCAGACCGGTGCTGATCTATATGAGAAGGTTGGCGGTGGTAGATTTTCAGAAGTTGTTGGAGCCATTCACAATAAAGCCAGCGGTAGTATTAATAATGATGGTGAAAGCTTCTATATGAACTCTGGTACAGCAGCTGGTTCACAACCAAGTAAAGCAGCTAACGTTGCAAGTATTTCAAACATCGGTATTATGTCAGGTCGTAAAGATATAACCAGTAACGACAAAAACGATCCTTTAGTTCTTTCACTTGCTGATAATCGATCTATTACATTAGAAGAAGAGACTCAGACACCCGCGGATTATAAATCACAAAAGAATTTAGTTATTAGTGAAGGTTTTGCTAAAGCTACTGATTTAAGCGCAACCCCAGTTGCTACTGAAAGCACCACGGTTCAATCAGAGCAAGGTACCTTTGTCGAACCAGATGCTAAGTTAAAGACCGTAACTGAACTACCAGGTAATTATAAGCTCTCACCTAACTTTACAGTTGAGATGTTATCTAATAAAGCAGCTGTAACACGTGATATTTTACGTGGTCACCCCGGAGCCACATATGGTGAGATTGTTTATAACCTGCAAGCATTAGCTCTCAATGTATTAGAACCTATTAAAAAGATTTACCCAAATATGTTTGTAACATCTGCATTTAGAGATCCTGGTAACGCCTCTAATTCCAAGACATCTCAACATCCTCGCGGACAGGCAGCTGATATTCAGTTCAGAGGTATTACTAAAAAGGAATACTACGAGATTGCTGTAAAGTTAGCCAAGGTACTTAAGTATGATCAGATGCTTTTAGAGTATTGCAACTACGCAAATAATCCTTGGATACATATATCTTTTTCAGCTAAGAATAGAAATCAAGTATTAACATTCTTTAACCATAAAACCCACTCCCAGGGCTTAACTCAGTTGGCATAATGGCTAATGAATATGTATCAATAAATAAGTCGAATGCTTCAGGATTTGTTACCGTTAGCCCTGACCCTGCAGCCGCCCTGACGAACGATGGTGAAACGGCTGTTCCAAATTTAACCTTGCCTACAATATACGGCGGTCAGACAATCTCCATTGATATAGGTTTTAGTATTGTATATCCGTTAGAACCAGAAGGTAATGTATCGGCTCCTGCAACTTCCGTAACCGCGTTATATGATTTTGCTGCACGGGGAATGAACGTTATCTATATAGGTAATAATGTAGTCAGGCTTTCCGGTACTTTCTCAGGTGCTTTTGATACTGAGTATTATGAATTTGTTCTCGATGACAGTACTCTACAAATCCTACCACCAGACACTACAGAGGAATATAAAGCGTTAGTTCGATATGAAATGCCTACCCCTGTAACTCAGAACAATCAATATGCATTCAGTGTTTCAGGACCAGGTGAAACAGGGAATGTAACGTTACAAGCTAATATCAGTCAGTGGGTTGTATGGCGATATCAGACCGCTGTAGATAATATTGCAAACTTAAGAGAATTAGGACCTTAAATGCCAGCAGTATCAAGACAGGGTGATTCTGTATTGTCACCAGACGGTTCAGGCTTTAGATGTCGTATGCCATTAAAGACCAACGTGGATGAAGTAAACTCGGTTAAAGTTTATGCAAACAATATTCTAATAGTTGTGCAAGGTAATAAAGTTGCCCCACATAATAAATCAGGCTGTTCATTAGATGAATCAACTCTAAGTTCGTTTTCATCGAAAGTATTTATCGGTAATAAAGGTATCGGTAGAATAGGGGATAAGTACAATGACAATGTTATTACCCAGGGTTCACCAACTGTATTTGCAGGCTAGTAAAACAGCATAAATATAAACATGGCTACACGAAATACAAGACAATATTCAGATTTTAATCTTCTTTTTTCATCTCACCCTGTAACCGGTGATGTGACGAGAAAGAACGATGAAGAAGCTGTTAAGCAATCTCTGAGAAATTTAATCTCCACGAGACACTACGAGCGTCCCTTTCATCCTGAAATTGGCTGTCAAATACACGGTCTTTTATTTGAAAACTTTAATCCTGTGACTGTACAGGTTATGAAGAAAACTATATTTGATACAGTTAATAAGTTTGAGCCAAGGGTAACGATATTAGAAGTTAATTTGCGTGAGAATGCAGACAATAATGAGGTTGTTTGTGATATTATTTTTAGACTAAATAACTCTGATAGACCTATTACTTTAACAACACTAATAACAAGAGTAAGATAATGTCTAATCTAAGAATAGCGGAACTTGACTTCGATCAAATCAAGACTAATTTAAAGACCTTTTTACAAGCTCAAAATGAGTTTACGGATTATGACTTTGAGGGCTCCGGTCTATCTACATTGATAGACATTCTGGCTTACAATACTCACTATAATGCCTACCTTGCTAACATGGTAGTAAATGAGATGTTTTTGGATTCTGCAGTAAAAAGATCTTCTGCTGTTTCTATTGCCAAGCATCTAGGTTATACACCTGTATCAGCAAGAGGGGCGATAGCCAATTTAGATATTGTAGTTACCAATCCTAATAACTTACCTGCAACTTTAACGATGGAGAGGTATACCCCTTTTACTACTATTGTAGAAGGAGTAACGTATACGTTTCTTACTACAGAAGCTAAGACTGCTCAAAGAATAGATACAACATATACATTTGCAGGCGTAGATGTTACAGAAGGTACGTTGTTAAGTTATAGTTACGTTGTAGCCGATGTTACCCCGGCTGCTAAGTAC